AAAGCAAGTAAAATTGTAGAACAAGTAGTAAGTGAGAATATCACTAAAGAGATGACTCAATTTAAAGAAGACATCAAAACTGCTAGGGAAAACAATTTTGGACGTAAGATCTTTGAAGCATATACTTCAGAGTATCTAACTTCTTACCTACATGAGACTTCTGAAATTCGCAAGATGCAGAAACAACTCGACGAAGCGACAAAACAAGTTAGTGAGAAAACTAAACTTCATGAGTCTGCTACAATTGAAAAAAATAAAATTGAAGCAAGACACAGAAGAGACAAAGTTCTTAATGAAATGTTAGGTCCACTTTCAGGTGATAAGAAAGAAGTTATGGGCAATCTGTTAGAAACAGTTCAAACAGACAGTCTAAAAACTGCTTTCAACAAGTATCTTCCACACGTTATGAAAGATGCAAAAAAAGCTTCAATCATTTCTGAGTCAAGAACAGAAAAAACAGGCAACAAACAGGCAACCCCACAGGCAAAAGAACAAGATCAGGATGTATTAAGCATCCGTAAATTAGCAGGTATTAACTAAGGAGAAAATTATGACATCCCAATTGCTAGAACATAAATGGCAAGAAACTAAAGGCGCTTTAATGGAAGGCGTTGAAGGTTCTAAAGCCAAAACATTGGATGTAATCCTAGAGAATACACGCAGATACTTGTCAGAACAAGCTACTACTGGTGCAACAAGCGCCGGGAACGTGGCAACTCTGAACAGAGTTATTTTGCCTGTAATCCGTAGGGTTATGCCAACAGTGATTGCTAACGAGCTAGTAGGTGTACAACCTATGACTGGCCCAGTTGGTCAAATTCACACATTGAGAGTTAGATATGCTGACACAACTACCGGCGGTGCTACAAACATCGTTGCTGGTGACGAAGCATTATCACCTTTCAAAATTGCATCATCTTATTCAGGAAACGATTCGGATCCTGCAAAAGGTAGTGCAACAGCAACTTTAGAAGGAGCGGCAGGTAAGAAATTAAACGTGCAGATCCTAAAACAAGTTGTTGAAGCTAAATCAAGAAAACTATCAGCTAGATGGACTTTTGAAGCGGCACAAGACGCACAAGCACAGCAAGGCGTAGACATCGAAGCAGAAATCATGGCGGCATTAGCTCAAGAGATTACTGCAGAGATTGACCAAGAGATTCTTACTTCATTAAGATCTTTGGCAGGTTCTGCGGCGGCGGCTTTTGATCAGTCTGCTGTTTCAGGTACAGCAACATTTGTTGGTGACGAACATGCGGCATTAGCTGTATTGATCAACCAACAAGCAAACTTAATTGCTCAAAGAACGAGACGTGGCGCAGGTAACTATGCTGTTGTTTCTTCTGAAGCATTAACTGTGTTGCAATCTGCTACAACTTCTGCGTTTGCTAGATCTACAGAGGGTGTATTTGAAGCACCGACAAATACTAAATTTGTTGGAACTTTAAACAACTCTATGAGAGTCTATGTAGACGGTTATGCAGCTACAGGTACTGATGTATTAGTAGGATATAAAGGACCATCTGAAGCAGATGCTCCTGCGTTCTATTGCCCATACATTCCGTTAATGAGCTCAGGCGTTGTACTTGACCCATCTACATTCGAGCCAGTAGTAAGTTTCTTAACTAGATATGGTTATGTTGAGTTATCAAACACAGCATCATCACTAGGTAATGCGGCTGACTATCTTGCAAGAATTAGTATGTCAAACATCACATTCAAGTAAGCAATTATTTGAGTATTTGGAGAGGGGCCATTGTGCCCCTCTTCTCTTGATATCTATAAATACTTCATATGAAGGTAATACAAGCACAAGATAAATTAATTTTGAAAGCAGTTTCGCCGGATGGAACTGTCACATCAGGTGACTTGTTAACTGCATTTGCAGAAAATGGTGGTTCAACAGGAGTAAGAATTTCCAATCTAGAAGTTGAAACACAAACAACACTGAATTCAACAACTACTACATTAGAAGATCCGTTTTTAGAGGTTAACAGAAACAACTCTACAGCAGACGGAGAAGACGGTGGACTGTTCATAAACAGAGGTTCAGAAAATCATGCATTATTATACTGGGATGCCAGTGATGATAATTTTGTTGTTGGAACAACAACTCATGAAGCAACTGTTACAGCAATCTCAAATGTAACACTAGGACAACTTAAAGTAGCCACAACACCAACTGATGCAAATCATGCCGCAAGTAAAAGTTATGTAGACAGCAGGATTATAATTGTGTCTGGTGATGATAGCACAGCAATCACAATAGATGAAGGAGCTACACTGGCAATAAAAGGCGGTAACAGTGTTACAACGGATACCACAGCAGGCGGCGATACTATAACAATTAATGTTGACGCGGCCATGACAGGTGTAAATTCGATCACATCGGCATCAGGCGAGAATATTACTTTAACAGCACAGACAAATATTATAGAAATAGATGATGTGATCACATTCAACTCACAACTAGGCACAGCACCAAATGCGACAGGTATAGTTCAAATGTTTGCACAGTCTCCAGGTCTTTCTGGTACTGGATTATTTGTAAGACACAACGATGTGAACAGCGGCGAAGTTACAGAATTACTTGGTAGTGCCAGTGCAAATTTAAAAGTATTTGGTGATGATTCCACCACAATGGAAGTTAATATTCCGGAAGATGAATTTCACATTAAAGGCGGAAACGGAATAACAACATCAACATCCAGTACACAAACATTAACCATATCTTTAGATAGTCAGTTGCTGACTGTGAATGAATTAAGTTCTACAGATTCAACAGGCATCACAATCAAAGATGATTTATTACTAGCAGGCACACTACGAGCAGAAGATTCAACTACTATTAGTGTTGATGGAGGTATGGCAATATCAGGTGCAGTAGCATCTGGATCTATTACATCAAGTGGAACATTGACATCAGCGGCTGTGGTGACAGAAACTATTTCATCTGCAGATTCAACCAGTGTATTTTTTAATGATGGCATTACACTAGCAGGACCAATTAAATCAGATGATTCGGGCACAATTAATATTGATGATGCACTTGACGTTGAAGGAGCAATAACATCGGGAGCAATAACATCAGGAGCAATTACATCATCCGGCGTTGTTATTGCAACAGGCTTTACTATCGGGTCAGCAGTAATTGATGAAACTGATTTAGAACAATTAGATGGTATTACAGCAGGCACAGTGGCGGCATCAAAAGCAGTAGTGGCAGACGCTAACAAAGATATTACCGGATTTAGAAATGTTACAGCAACTGGTTCGTTCATAATTGGATCAGCTGACATGAATGAAGTTGATCTAGAAAAACTAGATGGAATAACAAACGGCCAAGGACAGGCACAGAAGGCATTAGTTTTAGATGGCTCATCCAATATTGTATCAGGACTGGCCAATGTAACATTGTCAGGCACATTACACACAACTATACTTGATGTGCGTGAAATTAATTCCACAGATTCTACTGCTGTCGTTATAAACGAAGCACTAGAAGTAGCAGGCGCATTAACATCAGGAGCAATCACATCATCAGGTGTTGTAACTGGAACAGGATTTACAATTGGATCAGCAGTAATTAATGAAACTGACTTAGAAAAAATTGATGGCATCACAAATGGTGCTGGAGCTGCCAATAAAGCATTAGTGCTTGACAGTTCTTCAAACGTAGCATCGGGTCTGGCTGCCTTGACAGCAAGTGGCGTTGTTACAGCGGCAGGATTTACAATTGGATCAGCAGTAATTGATGAAACAGATTTAGAAAAACTAGATGGCATCACAAATGGTGCTGGTGCGGCCAATAAAGCATTAGTATTAGATGGCTCAGCCAATGTTGCATCAGGCCTAGCTGCCTTGACAGCAAGTGGCGTTGTTACAGCGGCTGGATTTACGATTGGTTCTGCCGCAATCAATGAAGCAGAACTAGAAACTATTGATGGCATAACTGCCGGAACAGTAATTGCAAGTAAGGCAATAGTTACTGATGCTGACAAAGATATTGCTGGTGGTAGAAACATCACAATCAGTGGTGAGTTAGATGCGGCAACACTTGATATTTCTGGAGCAACCACAATTGACGGACTGACAACTTTAGCAGGATCATTCAAACAAGCAGTACATACATTTGTAGCCACTGATGCAATCACTGAGGCAGAACACGCAGGTAGAATTCTTTTATTAGGTGAAGTTGGCGGTAATGCGGCAGTTACTCTTACACTTCCAGATGCAACCGGCTCAGGAAATGTGTATGAATTTTTTGTCACTGTACAAAATACATCAAACTATGTGATCAAAGTGCCAGATGGTGACAACACCATATCGGGACAAATAATGTACCTAGATGAAGACGGTACAGCAGTATCGTCATTCCCAACAGTGTCTGCTTCAGATACTATTACAATTAACGGTGGTACAACAGGTGGATTAATTGGAGACACAATTAAATTAGTGGATATAGCGGCTGATAAATTTGCTGTACAAGGCCAAATGAGAGTGGCCGCAGGTGCTAATCCATCCACACCATTTAGTGCAACAGTTTCTTAATAGTTAATATTTTATTTTTAAAACTAAGTTTATCGATTCTGTTAAATACACTCGTACATGACCAAACAACGTATTCAAATAGGTGCTATTAACTCTGGATCCGGCGATACCTTAAGAGCCGCGATGCTCAAAATCAATAACAACTTTGACGAGTTGTATGATTTACAGGGTATGGACTCTAGTGGTTCTAGTATTGATATTACTGGCAACACAATTTCGTCAACATTTACAAATTCAGATATAACACTATCTCCTAATGGTACCGGCGACATAGTAATGGATGGTGATCTTGTTGTCACGGTTATAAAATCAGATGATTCTACAGAAGTTACAATAAGTGATTCATTGAACGTCACAGGCACAGTGACAGCAACAGCATTTGTTGGTGATGGATCAGGACTTACAGGAGTAAGTGGTACTGGTGGCGGCGACTCGACAGAAGTTTACACAAATATTTTAAGATCAAATGACTCAACTGCTATCCAAGTTGCAGACAATCTAGTTCCAACAGCAGATGACACTTTCAGTTTAGGTACAGCAGATAAAAAATGGTCAGCACTTCATGTTGCAGGAGATACAATATTTTTAGGTAACATACGAATTAAAGATACAGGATCCAA